TGAAACCGGATGAACTTCTGTTTATCGACTTGAACCGTTTGGTCGTTCGGCCGCTGCAAGGTCGTCAGTTCTCCCATTATTATCTCGGTCGTGTTGGTGATAAAACACAAGGGCAGATCGTCGGTGAGTATACACTTGAGTTCCAGCAAGAAAAAGCGCACGCTCGCGTGACTGGTTTAGCATAAGGAGGGGTTTTGATTGGCAAAGTACAAGTCGAAGTTTAAATCATTAGGCTTCTACGTTGGCGGAGAACGTTTCAAATTCCTTAATGGGGAGTACGAAACGACCACCAAAAAGCAAACGGATGTCTTGGACAAACTTCCTGGAGTAGAAAAGCTAGAGGAAACAAAAGGCGTATCAGACAACAAAAAGGCGTGATGCTCAATGAGCATGCTTGGAGATTTTAAAAAGATCGTGGCCAAGATTGATCGGCACGAAAATGTAACGGTCAAAGAGCTTAGGAAACTTTATTTGCGGTCTGCCGAAAAGATTCTTGTCGCCTTGTCCGCTCTATATGAAAAAAGCGGCAAAGATAAGCTGGCCTACGCTGATGTCTCGCGTAGTAGAGACCTTAAGAACCTGTACGATCTTGTCAAAGTGGAAGCCCAAAAGTTAGGAGATTCCACAGCAAATAAAGTAGACAAGATGTTAGACGAGGGGTCGGCAATGTCCTATGAATGGATGCACGCGGCTATTTTAAAAGACGTAGCAGAAGTGATGAAGGATAAGACTCCTCATCTTCCTGAATTGCTCGCAACGCAGCGCAAAGGGTTCATAAAAAGCATCAAAAAGGACCAAGCGATTAAGCGAACACAAACTGCCTTTGACCACGACATTCGCACGGCGATTAGACGATCATTTGTGAAAAGTGAAGGCTATGTCGGCGCGGCCAAAGAAATAAGAAGACGAGTCGACATAAGTGCCGGCAGAGCTGAAACGATCGCGCGTACCGAGATGCATCGTGTTCGTGAAAAAACATGGGCGGCGCACGCATCTCAAGTGAGTTCGATTGGCCTTCCGATGACGAAGACATGGAGAACGGCAGGAGACGGCAGAGTACGTCACACAAGCGTGGCCAACCATGTCGTTATGGATGGTCAAGAGCGTGATGTCGATAAAAATTACAACGTAAATGGACATCCTGCGGACGCTCCTGGAAATACAGGGATTGCTGCAGAAGATGTGCGGTGCCGATGTATCTCGGTGTATCAAATAGTTCGGAGCTGATAAAACGTGGATCTAACAACAGCTTACCCAATCGATGAACTCATCGTTAGGCTTGGCCGTCTTGGAATGACGGTTGACGCGAGTGACGAGAAGGCAATAGCCGCACTGAAAATCGATTTGGAAGACGCGTTCGACTTTGTTGTATCGAATTGTCACAACGAATTTACAGATGCGACAGGCGCTATCACGATACCAGGCGCCGTCAAAAAAGCGATTGCATTGCTGATTAAAATTGACAGTGGTAAAGGTGGAGCAAAACTGGGGATTAAAAGCCAGTCGATCGCCGGCATGAGCAAAAGTTTTGCTGCCGATGACCAGCGATATGATGCGGTTTACAAGTGGCTGAAGCCTTACCGACGTATTGGCTTTGTTTCGTTAGGAGGTCGGCGCCGTGACCATAGAATTCGATGACGATAACTTTATTCCGGAGCTGATTAAGAACCTGGATGATGAGCATACAATAACGGTCGGCGTGTTCGGGGAAAAGGCAAAAAAGAAGCCAAAGAATAGCGTCTCTACCGCTTTTAATATGGCTGCATTAGCGAGTGTCCATGAATTTGGCAAAACGATCAAAGCCAAAAAGAACTTCTTGGTCATTCCGCTTAAAAAGAAGTATAAAGGCGTCGATCCAAAAACTCTTAATCTCTTTTTCTTGCATACCAAGGAAGGCCACAATTTTCTCTGCAAGAACGTGGGCAAAGATAAGATCGAATTTTGCTATATGCTGGCGAAGTCAGTTCATATCCCAGAGCGTTCCTTCCTGAGGGCTTCTTGGGATGAAAACGAAGAGAAGTTCCTAGACCATCTTCGGGATGATATCAGTAAAGCCATCGAAGAGCGTAAGGCGATCCCGGTTGTGTTGGATGAGCTTGGTCTTGAGATGCGCGGCAAAGTCCAAAAGTACATCCTCGGTGGGAAGATATCTCCGAAAAATAGACCGGTCACATTAGGGACACGAGGGAGTAATGGAGACCCGAGCGGGAAACCACTCGTTGATTCTGGTGATCTGATTGGCTCAATCGATTATGAGGTGAAGTGATATGGACCAATTCGAATTCATGGACCTTATAGAAGAATTTAGCGTCCCACTAAAAATCACCTTGCCGAAGAAAGACGAAAGCGGAAATCCGGTGAAAGGAAGCTATGACCCCAAAACAGGGAAATGGATTGGCCCTGAAATGGATACACCGATTCAAACGGGGACGGCTGACAAGCCCTTGAATATCACGGCGGCATTTGTCCCTTTCACTCAGTCGGCAAGCGGAAGCTATGGCGTATCACTTAGTTATGGCCAAGGTGGAAATTACACGACAAGCGATCGGCAATTGATCTGCAGTAAAGATGTGAAAGTGCCGATGAAAAGTATCGTTAATTGGCATGGACTTAATTTCAGTGTGGAGGAACAGTTTCCATACGAAGATTTTGCGGACTTTAATGTCTATGCATGCAAGGCGGTGAGCGCTTTTGACTGAGGAATACTTCGATTATTCAACGGTGACAGCGGCTTTAATCGCGGCATTCCGATCTATGAATCTATTGCTCATCCAAGCAGATTCGGGCGGAGATCAGCCGCCCTATCCCTTTGCAGTGTTTTCGATCACAAGCCCTAAAATAGCAATCGGAAGTCAGGCAGCGAAACAGCAAAATGAGCAGTTTGAAATAGCTGTTAGTCTGACTTTCAAAGATGATGATCTAGTTGAAAATCTGAATAGGGCAAAGCGTGCCGAATCGTTCTTCCGCTCTGATACAGGGCGGTTTTTTATGTGGGAAAATGGCGAAATCGTCGTTGTGGCCACAGAAGGATTTGGTTCACGTGGGGACTTCTTAGGGATCGATTATGAACAAAATGTTGGATTTGATCTTCGACTCCGCGTCAGCGATCCATTCGCTGATGATGGAGAAGGGCAGATTGAACAAATTGAATTTACAAGAAATGAAAATTAGGAGGTAGAGAAATGGCTACAGTATCTGACATTCACGTTAGTATTGATGTGCTTCACCCAGCACCGCTTGTTGGTCTTGGACTGATGCTCATTTTAACTCCGGTAGAAGGAGAAAAGCTGCCAGAGTACAAAGAATATGCAAGCGTCGGCTCGCTAAAGGCTGATTATGGGACAGACACAGAGGTTTATGGTAAGGCACGTGATCACAGTGCACAGCAAAACGCAGCACTTCCGATCGCTGTGCAAACATATACGGCAGGTCAAACAGATGCCGCACTGGACAGCTGCTTTAGTAGAGCGTGGCACTTCGCAGTGGTTGCCGATGGTGCAGCAGCAGACATTCTCAAGATTGCACAATACATTGAGGCGAAAAAATTCAAATTCCTTGGTGTTCAAGTGCCAGACGCAGCTGGAATTACACCATTTGGACCAGTTAAAGACGGAAACGGAAATGTCACGTCAACTGGGTTCAATCGTACTTTTCCTGTTGTTCACGCGGTTGAAGGAGAGAATTTGGATGCCGCTGTCATCGGCGATGCAGCTTCCCTTACTGTCGGAAGTATTACTTGGAAGTTCCGAAAAAATCTTGCTGGCATTACTCCTGACGTATTTGATGCTGATGAAGTCGATGCGATGCACAAAGCTGGCGGGTTTACTTACATCGTTAAATCAGGCGTTCCTCAGACATCCGAGGGTATCACTGCTTCAGGCGAGTTCATTGATGCACTCCATGGCGATGATTGGGTCAAGGTGAACATGGAAAACGATTTGCAGACATTCCTCATGAATGCCGGAAAAGTTCCTTACAACCAAGGCGGAATCGGACTATTTGCATCTGTGATGGAAGGGACTCTAGGAACCGCATTTACCAATGGGATCATTGATGCGGATCCACTTACGGGATTGTCCACAGCGACAGTTTCAGCACCACAGATCACAAGCATTTCTCGTGCAACTGTGGATACCAGAAAATTAAGTGGCCTGACATTTAAGTACACACGGCAATCGGCGATCCACCAGGCAGATGTCAGTGGATCAGTTGTAGCATAAGGAGGGAATTGTCAAATGGCAAAAGTATACGACGCAACAAAAGTGACCATCATCCGTGACGATAAGGTCGCAACGGATTTCGCTGACGGTGATATGGCATCGTGGACAAAAACAAACGATAACGCGTCAATCACAGAAGACGCACAGGGAAACAGCACGATCAATGTCAGTGGTAGCAAGTCGGGGTCCATTACAATCACCGTGTTGGAAACCTCTCCGATGCTGCCGATTCTCATTGCTGACGCTAATGCCCGGAAAATTGCGCCGATTAAGATCAAAGTTCCTCTTCCTGGAGGACAAACGGAGACTGTTGGCGGTGAAGAAGGCATTATTCAAAAGAATGCTGATGGTACGGTCGCAGGAACGGCGCCTTCACGTGCCTTTACATTCTTGATTCCGGAATTCTCTGACATCACAGGCTGATTTATCTTAAGACGGGGAAACCCGTCTTTTTATTTATTAAAAAATTGGAGCGTGATTTGATCATGGCAGAACCTAAACAAGCAGACAAAGTTGTCAAAATGAGCAAGGATGGCAAACGGGAAACTTTTGAGTTGAAAGATAAAGGCGGAAAAATTATTGAAACATACACCTTCCAGTTTCCTGGCGTGCTCAAGACTCAGGAACTGGTGGACGAATCGACGAATGGTTACGGAGCGACTGTGACTAAAGATTACAACGAAGCACTGATGAAACACGTAATCATCGAGCCAAAGACAAACTGGCCATATTGGGATGAACACGAGGGATATCGGAGGGTCATGGAAGCCGCCGACCGATTTCTTGGAAAGTTGCTGCGCTAAACCCACAGCGCTTACCGTACTTCGTGAGGTGGACAGTCGTCAAGATATATGGCGCCCAGTAATCGCTGGTCTCTGTACAGAAGAAGAAGCACTACATGCAACAGCTTATCGATTGGCTATTTTAAACCGTGTTGCCGATCTGAAGCTTGAAGCGAGAGGTGAGGATAATGCCTGAAGTTCGTAAGTTAACCGCTAAGCTCGTTTTTATGGCGGACTATACTGAGCTCGATCATTTTAATCGGCGAATCGACAGTGCAAAAGCCTCGTCATCTCAGCTGGACCGGCAAGCGATCGCAGTAGGGCAATCCGCGAGCCAAATGGGCGCTCGATATCGAGGTGCATCATCACAGGTCAAAGAACACACGGATTCGCTGAAAAGAAACGCAACACAATCAACGGATTCTGCCAGTCAGCAAAAAAAGCTCGGTGACGAGGTCGACAAGGTCAAAAAAAAGCTGAACGATCAGACACGCCAGACAAACGAGTCAAGCGACTCGTTGAAAGAAAATCAGCAGCAGACAAAAACAGCTGCTG